AGATAATAATAAATAAAAAACCCACCGCAACAGTTGAAGAATTACCAGCCTTTGGAAGACTTAGGAAATTCTTGTGTTACAAATTTCCCCTTATTGGAATAAATGGATCTGTTATAGGTGGAATATCTATACGACTTCCTGAAGATTGGAGTGCCTGATGGAACCAGCTATAGGAACTTGGACAGAATGGGCAAATCATGTCCTTGCGGAGCTTGAGAGATTAGATGGCAATCAGAAAGAATTTAATGAGAAATTGGGAAAGATTAACAATTCCATCATAGCACTGAAAGTAAGAGCTAGCATCTGGGGTGGAATAGCTGGCTTCTTAGGAACAGGAATTCTTACTATTATAGTTAATTTATTATTTAAGTAAGATGTACTGCATTATTGATATAGAAACGTGCTCGTTTGCTAATGGGATACTTGAGTGCGCTGGAATTAAAGTAAATAAGAATTTTGAAATAATATCGAGTTCTAGTGAGATTGAAGTAAGGACTAATATAGAATGGCCTGCTAATCATATATCGGGAGTGGTTAGACCCGTTGGTAGATATAGTGAGAAAGAAGCTATTCTGATATTGAAGAATTTTATATCTTCTGATATTATTGTTGGCTTCAATCTTGTATTTGAAGAAAGATGGTTCAAGAGGTTCGGGTTTATGTTTGTAAAGAAAATAGATTTAATGAAAGAGATGCAAAGCAAATTCTCGTTGAAGAAGTATTCATTATCGGATTGTGCAGAAATATTTAGGATTAAAGAAATACATAAACATACTGCTTTAGGCGACTGCTTGACCCTTTATGAGATTATGCGGAGATTATATGGTGCGCGTAAAACGGAAACCGGAATTTATCCCTAATACAGATAAGGCTTATATAATAACTGCTAATGTCCCAATAGTGAATTGGAAAAGCATCCATGGGAAGAGCTGGGATGAAACAATGGTAGAAGCCAGAGGAAGAAAATCTAAAACTCGATTAAAGGTTAGTCAAGAGTGAAGAATGATATATTGGGCTTTAGTAGAAGAAGGAAACTTTGCAAGTGCTTGCAAAATAATAACATATTTGACATTTGCAGAATACGATTTCTTGTTACGGAAACCTATTCAAGAGGTCATTAATAGGGGAAAAAGAAAAGGAATAAAAGAATGGAAAGTACGTTTAGTGCGAGATGCTTGTCTCCACTATTGTTATTTAAAGAAGATGGATCTTTCAATGAAGGGAAAATATGGAAAATATCCTAAAATTGAGAGAGTATATATTAGTAAAGAACTTAGTGAGTATTGGTATTATCCTACTGATGGTAGAAAACCATATAAAGTCTGTGGTTGCCCAAGGAAAGGATATGCTTATGGGTGGGTTTGTTGTAATGGTGCTGGTCTGTCTACGCTTCACCCAGGATATGGATATTGTAAAGACCATGAGGATGTTGAAATGAATCCACACGATAAAGAAAAATTCTGGAATAAACTTCGTTCAATGTATAAAGCTCCGAGCTTTGCAGAGCTAATGGATAGAGCTAAAGAAATTGATGAGCTTTCCAATCACGATATGGTTGCTGATATTGCTTATCTAGAATTAGCTAGACAAGCAATACTATCCAAGATGAATAACTATACAACGAGCAGAGATGGTGCTCCAATGGCTTTTATTCAGCAATTGACTGTGATATCTGCAGAAGTTGGTAAATTAAAAGTTGCCAAGACAAGACTTGAACAAACTAATTGGATTCCACCACAAGCAATGTTAGCCGAGCTTAAAAGGATGTTCGAGTTTATCGTTCAGGGTGAAAATAATGAACTTCGAGATAGATTACTTCGTAGAATTCAAGAATATAAGAGTGACCAAGTTTTGCCAATGCTGACCCCAGGTGCTGTACCTAGATATCATAGAACTTCTCAAACAGACAACTTAATGAAGAGTGCAGACCCCATTCTAAGAAAAAAGAATGCTAGTTGGGCTGAATCTATAGAAAGGCGAATTCCTGCTTATAAAAGAGGAGTAGGCAAAAAATGGGTAAGCAAAAAACAGGTTGTAGAAACTGTAGAAGCTGAAGAATTATAATTATGGTAGATATTTTCAAAAATACTAAATTATCTCGAGGAATAGATAGATTTGTCTCTGAAAATCTTTTAGATAACAGAAAAGGTGGTTTAAAAGATTGGAATAGAACAGTTGCTAATCAATTTTCAGATGCATTGGAAAATGATTTAGAGTATGTTCTTCATAGTAAATATTTTTTGAATCTTCGTAATATTTCAAGTGATACCATATCACCTGTTGAGAATGGACTATATCCGGCCCATAAAGATGATATATTAGCAATCTATGAAGAAAAGAAGAAGAGACGAATAAATCTCGTTATCTTTATAGAAGGTATTGGTTCTGGTAAAAGTACCAAGTATTCTATACTTACTTATCTAGAGTGGTTAAGACTAACTTGCAAGTTTGATCCGCAGGCTTATTATGGAATGATGAAAGATGAGATAATAGCCTTTATCTCGATGAACCGTTCTGAAGCTCAAGCCAAAAGAGTAACGCTTCAAAAAGTATTTCCTAAGTTTCAGACAGAGTTCAATATGGAATACTTTCCACCATCTAAAAGACGGGGTCAAGAGATTTGGATACCGAGAAATAATACATTAATATTCTCTGGAACGAGTAGTGCGGCTTCTGCCTTGGGCTACAATATATATGGTGGTGGGGTTGATGAAGCCAACTTTTTAGAAGTAGTAGAAGGTGGAAAGAAATCAGCAAGTAATGCTGGTGTTTATGATTCTGCACAAGAGATGCACAATGCCATGTTTAATAGAATGACTTCTAGATTTATAAACTCTAGAACAGGTCACCTAGATGGAATGTTGATGATGTTTAGCTCCTCTAGATATCCAGACGATTTTTTAGAAAAGAAAGTTAAAGAGCACTTCCAGCTTGGTGAGCATTCTCATATATTTGTTAGAAGGCGTTCTTTATGGGAAGCTAAACCCAAATACTACTTTAGTGGGGTAAAGGTTCAGTTTGATTTGAAGGCTAAGAAAATATTAGCTTCTGAAGATGAAATAAGAGAGAAAAAGAAAGAAGCAGAAAAAATAATGGTAGAGAGAGCCGTAGCGGCTTAGAAAGGATAGTTATGCCCAAAGAATTTGATGATTGCGTAGCTGGTGTAAAGAAATCTGGTAAGCCAGATAAATCAGCTTATGCTATTTGTGTATCTTCATATATGAAGATACATGGAAAGTCACCCTTTAAGAAAGAGAGTGATATGCGTGAAGCTGGTGTGCCTGAAGAGATTATAAATCTTTTGAAGAAAATAGATGAAAACTCTTCTCCATCAGATGTTTTCTTAGTTGTTAAAGCTTTAGAATCTATGGGTTCTGGAGCATCTGTTAAAATAATCAAAGGCGACTTCGTAAGATGATTAATCTTAGAAGAAGGGATTCTGATATACCTTTACCTTCTGATGAAGGAATTATAGACATTCCTATTGAATTGGTGAATGACTTTCTCGTAAATCCACTTAATTCAATGAGAGACTATGCTTGCATACCTACAAATGCTATATCGCCTTTCTTTACTGCTTTGGATTTATTGGATTCATGTTTAAAAGATTATAATCCTTTTAATTCGGATATTAAAGAATTCGATAGAGATTTTGTTTGTAATGACGAATTCTTTAGATATATACACGCAGACTTAGCATACACAAAAGATGGTTTAGGGATAGCCATGTCTCATATTCCTTATTGGGTATATATAGATAAACCTGTAGAAACAGATAAAGATACTGTAGAAATTATGAGTATTCCTCAGCCCTTTATTGTTATAGATTTTTCTTGTAGAATTGTGGCTGAAAAGGGAAAGCAAATAAAATTATCTATTGTTCAAGATTTAATAATGGAATTAACAGAAAGACGTGGTTTTTATATAAATCTAATAACTTTCGATAGATTTGAATCTGTTCAGATGATTCAAAATCTTAGAGATTTAGGTTTTAATGCCGCTCACTTATCTACAGATAGAACTGCACATAAGGTTGTTGTTAATTATGATAAAGAAAACAATATAGATAGAGTAAGTACAGAAAAGCAATATAACTCTGCTTTTGAGTGTGTTAGAACAGCAGTTAATGAGTCTAGAATTTCTATACCATTCCATGAGGATTTCTATCAAGAAACAAGGGGCTTAGAATATTTACCAGAGGAAGATAAAGTTGTTAAGTCTCCTCATAGCTCAGATGACTTAATATCTGCTATAGCTGGTTCGGCTTACAATGCTTCAAATAATGAATTTCCAGATATTGTAGTTAAGGAAGATGAAAGTACTAAAGACGACCATTATAAAGAATTTAGTGGTTATGGTGCTCTGGACGAATATTTTCCAGAACAAAAATTTCCATATCATAATGTAGGATTATACTAAGATGATTGATATTAAGAAAATTAAAGTTAAAGCTGAAGATGTTAAAGAAATGTCTTTAGCCAAATTGATGAATAGAAATCCTAAATTGGCAGAAGAACTTCATCAAGCAATAGCTAAAGAAGCTTATCAATTAAAGATGGTTATATCTAAACAGCTTCATTCAGAGTTTCCAGCAATGGCAGAAGCTATGTTGCTTGGTGGGGATAATCATTATAATCTCTATGAATCTTTAAGAAGTCCAGTAGCACAGGATTTAGACCCACAATACGTCTTTAGAAAGAAAGGAAAAGATTTAACTGAAGGCGAATCTGCAGAATTGTGTAGATTAAAAAACCTTCAAGAATCTTCAGATACTGATGCTTTATCTGTTAAGGCTGGGATACCTTTGAAGAAAAGGCAAAGTGAAAGTGAGCTAAGGACTTTACAACTTATTGTAAATTCTAGATATAACGTAGACCCCATTTTAAGGAACATTGTAGATAATATAACACGATATATTCTTGGTAATGGTGCTAGATTTGTTATTCCAAATGATAAAGTAACTGATTCTATTGAGCGTTTTGTAGGAGAAATAAATTTTAACATCTTAGCCAAAGATTTTGTAAAAACGGCTATGAAGGATGGAGAATCTGGTATAGAATTAGAATCAAAAATTGTTGGAAAAAGGAGTAAAGATGGTGGAATAGTAGAGTGGTTGTCTTATAAAGTATTTAGTGAGGAAATAAAAGGTTTTGATTTCTTAACTGAAAATCCTGGATTTAAATTGGGTTATTATAAGACTCCAGTAAATTATGATATTAAATCTATAAAGCAACTTAGAAATGAATGGATTGCTGATGTTCGTTATTATTTTCTTGTATCAGAAGATGGAAAATCTAAATTTAAAGTAAGAGACTTTAAATCCCCAAATCATAAAGAATTCACTCCAGATAAAGTTCTACTATGGTATATAATGGGTGATAAGCGAGAACTACGAGGTAGAATTCCAGTAGAAGCTATTCTTAGAGACTTACGACTCTATGAAGATTTTAGGATAAGTAGGGCTGTTCTTAATTATGAGAGAAGTAAAGTCCTATATCTTAAGAGGGTGAAACAAGCTCTTAGAAGAACTACTACAGATTTAGATATTTCAAGAAAGAGTGCCGCACCCAAGGGTGGGGTTCAATTAACGATTGGCCCAAATGAAGATTATCAAATGATGACTGCCGATTTGAATGCGACAGATGCAGATAAAGATGGGCTTCAATTTTTATATGCAATTTCATCTGGAGTGACAACACCAATCTATATTACAGGTATGCGTTCAGATGTTCAGAATTACAGTGCTATAAAGAATACAGATTCCCCATTCAATCAAATGATTTTAGAATATGCTATGGAATTGAGTGTATGTTTTAAAGATATGGCAAAATGGGCTATTTATAGATATATAGAAGCGGGAATCTTAGATAAAACTGTTAAAATACAGCGTGTAGCTAAAGAGAAGACAGAATTTTGGTTAGCTAATATGGAAAAGGCTGTAGCTATATTGGAACGCCTTGAAGGTGCTAAGAAAGTATCTAAGAAAACTAAGAATGATGTAGATGACATTCTTAATAATCTTAATACTTCTGTAGATATGGTTTCTATTCCGACTATAGAAATCCCTATAGATTTTATTATAGCTGAAGCAGTTAAGCCAAATCCATTAGAGATGGCAAAAGTTGCTTTTATCGAAAGAAAGTTAGGTATTGTATCCAGTCAGACTTTAAGTGAAATCCGTGGATATAACTGGCCTCAAGAAGTTATTCGCCAATTATTTGAAATTAAGTTAGGAATTTATTCTCCATCTAAGACAGGTGGACAATCTAATAGCTCTGGAGCTAATGCTGGTATGGGTGAAGGTGGTGATATAGATGATGGAAGTGGTACAATGAATCAAAATGCCAAATGATTGTTCTTGACAATAAAAATCCAATGTAATATATTAAGATAACTGAGATTGTAAAACGAAGGAGATTTTCATGCCTACAACGAAAAAAAGAATTGAAGAAATTGCTGGAAAAAAGGAGATTTCCAATGTTTTTGAATTAAGAGAATCTCTTGGAGCTCTTAGTGATATTGTTGTAACGGATAAGGGAGAATTGAAAAGATTAGTAGAAAGTGCCTACGGTTTAAAATATCCAGATAGGGTAAAAGAACTTCTAGACCAGCCGAATATTGCTGTTTTAAGAATAATAAAGGCTGGTTGGTCTATTAATGGTAACTACTACGATATTCAGGTTTTAAGAGAACTTGTAGATTGGATAACACATATAGGACATATCCAATTTAAGAATCATATAATTGGTACGGCTCTAGATAGAAATGTAGATGAACTTGTTTCTTATTCTAAATATGTGTGGTTTGATGAATCTACAAAAGCTGTCTATTCAGCAGTTAAATTTCCAAGAGAGAAGGTTGATACAGTCTGGATTTTTAATTTAATTCAAGATGACCCAGAAATTGTTGGTGTTTCTATTTCAGCCGCTGTTCAGATTCAAGAAGATTTTGAATTTGAAGGAGCAAAAGGGGATAAGATAATTAGCTGGGTTTGGTTTGATTCTGCGGATTATATTCTATTTCCGAGTGCTGGAGGTCAAGCTATTGAAGCCAGTATAATGGAAAAGATAACTCTAGCTCAAGAAAAAACTAAATCTTTAAAGAATACATTAAAGTTAGCGCGTGAGAAAGTGGATATTAAGGGAGATTTAGAAAAGGTTGAGGTTCTTGTTGAACAAATGACGTCTTTCTTTACGAGATACTATAGAAATGAAGTTTTCTCACAGGTGGATGTTGTTCTTACTACTTTAAATAGTTTTCTTTATGACTGTATCTGGGAAATAACAAAGGATAATAAAGGAGATGTTGTTGGTTCTATAGAGAAGGCTTTCGATTCTGCTTTAGATAAATTAAAAGAACTAGAATTCTGGAAGAATCCAAATGCCCATTATGATTCAGATGGAAAATTAATTAAAAAAGAATCAATATTAAATAATAGGAGTAATACTATGTTTAAAAATCTTAAGGAACTAAGGCACGAGCATCCAGATATCTGTATGGAGCTTGAGAAAGAAGCTCTGCAAGATGCGGAGAAAAGCCTTAAGGAAAAGCATCAGGTTGAATTAGCTGAGGCTGAAAAGAAATTGAAAGAGAAAGAAACGGCTTATGACGATCTAAAGAAAAAACACGATGACGTATCTCGTCTTTATGATGAGAAACTTGTCGCTGAAAAGATTGTCACTAAGAAGCAGAAGATTCAAGAGCTTCTGACGGAATCTAAGATTGCCAAAGAATTAATTACGGAGAGATTCGTAAAAGATTTGGAATCTTGTGAAAAAGAAGAAGACATGAAAGCTGTTATAGAGGATAGGAAGAAAATTATCGAGTTAGCTTCCAAAAACTCTACGACAACTCATGTAGAAGGTTCTCCAGAAGGTGACAAGACAGTTGACGAGTCACTTGTAAAGAAAGTAGCACAAGAGATTTCTAGGTAATTTTCCTAGAAAATGAAATTT